TCCCGCCCGGCGTCAGGCCGCGGCCGAAGAAGCCCGCGATGAAGGCCTCGCCGGCAAGCCCGAGGCCGATCGCCTCGCGGTGCACCGCCGGCAGGCAGGCGCCCCAGATCCCGCCCGTGGAAAAGCCGCGGACCCAGAGCACCTCGTTGGGCGGCAGGACCATGGAGCCCATCACGCCGCCCTTCTCGTCCCGCGGGATCGTGACCCGAAGCTGCAGGGTGCCGTCGGGACGGCGCTCCCATCGGCAGCGATCCGGGTGCAATGGCCAGACTTCCATGATGATGCCGGCCTGATTCCGCACGATTTGCGAGGCCGACCCGCCCCACCAGAGCGCGTGGCCCTGCGCCATCTCGAAGAACTCCATCGGGGTCTGCTCTTCGTTGGGCGCGTTCGTCAGGAGCCAGTAGAGCGGGTGGTTGGTGCGCTCGACGCTCGTGCCGGGCCGGATCCCCGTGCCGGGCGCGGTCTCGTAGACGCTCCAGGGCAGCGAGCCCAGCGTCTCGGCCGAGATCCGGATCCCAGCCGAGATCGCCGTCCAGGCGAGCGCCGACTCCGGCGTGACGTCGATCCCCGACGTCGACGGGCCGCCGTGCATGCCCAGGAAGAGCTTCTGGACCCAGTAGGCCGGGTCCTGCGGGTTGCCGATCACCAGGGCCTGGGCCCGCCGCTCGGCGAACGCGCTCGAGAACAGGCCGCTCACGGCTCACCAGCCCGCGGCGGCCGCGCGGCGCCGAGCAAGCCGAAGGTGATCAGCAGCGCGCCGAGCGCGATCGCGCCGGCGGGCCGGTAGATCTGCCGGGCGCCGTAGGCCACCAGCAGCGCGCCGGCGGCGACCAGCGCGTCCCACTGGTCGAAGGGCAGCCGCCGGGGACGGCGCAGGGCCGCCACGGCCCGCGCCGCGGCCGCGCGGGCGAGCTGGCGGAGGCGGGCGCGCGTCACCATTCGATCACCAGGGGTTCCTCGGTCTCGTATTTCGACTGCCCGGTCTGCCCGCGGTGCCGGATGCTGAGGTCGTACGCGATCACAGCCGCCACGGCGAGGTCGATCCGCCGAGCGGAGTCCTTCTGGTCCTTGGTGATCCGCCGGCCGCGGCTGTCCGTGCGCGTCAGGCAGTTGGCCACGTGGCGCGCCATCCGTGCATCGCCGTCGTGCGTCAGCTGCCCGTCCCGCAGGCCCTCCTCGAACTGCCCGGTCGCCGGCGCCATGCGGCCCGGCTGGTGCGAGGGCCACTCGAGCATCGGGAGCCCGTCCTCGCCCAGGAGGGCCAGCGAGCGCTGCCAGCGATAGGGGTCGCAGCCCACGGCGAGGACCTGGTGCGTGGCGCAGGCGTTCCGGATCGCCTGCTCGACGTCCATCACCGGCACGCGCCAATCCGCCGCGGCCCCGTCCGGCTTCTCCCAGGCGTTCACGACGAAGAGATAGCCGTCCAGGGTGCAGCCCACGATGGCCGTGCTGTCGCCGGCCCAGGAGCCGTCGAACCCGAGCACGATCGGCTCGTTCTCCACGAGCGGCCGCGGCTTCGCGGCCGCCTCCCAGGCGCCCGGCGCGAGCCAGCGCTCGGGGGCGCTCACCCACTGGTTGAGGTGATAGCGCCGGAACTCGAACTCCGGCGTCTCGGCCGCCTTCACCCGCACGTCCTCGACCGCGAGGAAGTCGCCGGCCGCGGGGTTGGCAGCGCGGATCGCCTGCTCGAGCTGCGCGGGATCCGCGAGGTCCAACTCGGCCGGCGCCTCGTGCCAGACGAAGAGGAAGTCCGGATCCTGCTCCTCGCCGGCCGCGACGGCCTTCCCGTGCCGGTAGAGCCGGCCGAGGAGGCTCAGGCTGTCCCAGCCGGCCGTCGAGATCGCGAGCTCCCAGGCGCCCGCGCGCTTGGCGCGGCCGTTCGAGAGCACCAGGTGCACGCGCTCCTTGTTCCCGACCCACTCGTGCAGCTCGTCCGCGACGAAGAAGGTCGGCCGCCGGCCGTCGTTAGTGCCCGCCGCGGCCGCGACCCGGTACATGCGGCCGGGCCGGCCCCGGAGCAGGATCTCGGTGTCGTAGACCTCGCACAGGTCGCGGAGCGCGCCCTGGCGCACCATCGTCTTCGCGGCGCCGAAGAGCAGGTCCGCCTGCTCGAAGGAGGCGGCAGCGACCGGGATGTCCGGCGAGAGGCGCGGTACGGGGGGCGCCGGCACGCCCTCGCCGCGCCAACCGTGGAAGCAGACCGGCCCGGCGAGCTCGACCAGGGCGAGCGCGGCCGCGAGCTCCGTCTTCCCGTTGCCCTTGGGCAGCCCGAGGAGCCCGCGGCGATAGCGGCGCGCGCCGTCCGGCTTCAGCTCGTAGGCGCGGTAGATGAACGCCTTCTGCCAGGGCCGCAGCCGGAAGGGGGCGCCGAAGTGGTCACCCTCGGCGTGGACCAGGGTGCGCTCGATCCAGGCGCAGACCCAGCGGCCGAGCGAGGGCGCGAGGCCGGCGGCCTCGTGCAGACGTCTGCGGGCCGGCGCCTTAGCGCGCGATCTGGAGCCGCGGGTCCTGGTCGTCGCCGGCATCGTCGTCCTTGGTGAGGTCGCGGTTCAGGTCCTCGAGCGAGCGGGCCGCGGCGCCGAACGTGACGCCGAGCTTGAGCCGCGACTGCGGCGTGAGGCCGAGCCGGTCCTCCAGCTGCCGGATCTCGGCGTCCATAATCGGCACCTGGCGCCAGGCCGGGTTGACGACCGGCTGGCCCTGCGAGCCCTTCACGAGCCGCCGCTTCCGGTAGGCGCGGTAGGCCCGTTCCCGCTCGTCGTACAGGCTGTAGAGTCGCAGGATCGCCGGCAGGTCCGTCTCGGGATCCGCGAGCTGGCCGACCGGCGAGGCCCAGTAGATCGCCCAGCGCTCCGCCGTCGCACGAAGCCAGCCGCGGGGCGCGGCCGGCGCCTCGAGGGCGCCGGCGCCGCGGCGCACGACGATCGCCGCGCGTGCGTTGCGGCGCTGGCGGCTCTCGGGCGGCTTGGGCGGCGGCCCGGGCATCACGGATCCTCGGAAAAAATGTCCGAACCTGAAACCGGATTGGAACCCGTACCAAATCGAAGTCGAGGCCCCGCGCGGTCCCCAGGGCGCGCGCCGCGGGATTCGATCCACCCCCTCTTACGCCGCTGCCAGGACTCATCGCGCGCCGTCTCGGCCGAGTGGTGCGCATGGCACAGGCCGCGCAGGTTGCGCTCGTCGTCGCTGCCGCCCTCGGACCGCGGCACGATGTGCGCGCAGTCGGTGCTCGGCCGCCGGCAGCCGGGGAACCTGCAGATCGGATCGCGTGCGAGGATCCGCGCGCGCGTCGCCAGCCATCGCGGGCTCCGGTAGCCACGCTCTCTGGCGCTGCCGCGCTCGGCGTCCTCACGCTGTCGCTGTTCGGCGCGATGCGCCGCGCACAGGCCGTGCGGCTCGCGCGTCGTGCGCGGGCAGCCGAGCCGGCGGCAGGGACGCGCGAGGCCGGTCACTGCCATTCCGGCTCCCAGGTCGAGCGGTGCGTCAGCACCAGGTCGTCGAAGGTCGGCAGGCGCTGCACGACGTCGGACGCCTTCGCGGCCGACTCACGGTTCTCGTAGAGCATGGCGACGACCTGCAGCATCGCCAGGCGGATGTCCTCGGGCACGCCGCCGGCGCCGGCACGGTTCGCCAGGCCGGTCACATACGTGACGGTCGCGGCGTTCGGGATGTAGCGCGTCGGCGGCCAGTAGATCGGCAGCGTCTGGCGGCCCGTGAGCGCGTCGATGCCGTAGGGCAGCAGCCGCGCGTAGTCCGCGTGGTGCGGGTCCACGACATAGCTCGTCGTCGGCAGCGTCTGCGGATTGCCGTTCGCGTCGATGTACGCGACGCTCGTGACCGAGGTCAGCAGGTCCTGCATCCCGAGCTGGCCAGTGCGCGGCAGGCCCAGCTCCCACGCCGGGAAGCGCGACAGGTTCAGCTCGAAGGTCTGGCTCAGCAGGGGCTTCGAGAGCAACTCCTCCATCGCGGACCGCGCGGCCACGATGTACGCCTGCAGCAGCGCGTCGTCGTCGGTCAGGTCCAGGTGGGCCTGGTCGCGTGCCTCGTCGAGCGTGATCGGCTCGAGCGCCGGCCCGATGGTGCGCCGCGCGATGCCATCGATCGGCCAGTATGGCCACGTCCGCGTCAGGCTGAACGGGCTGGGGTAGGTCATCGCACGTCGACCCGGACGGTCCAGCTCCGCGCGTCCGTGCGGCCCTGGTTCGTGGTGATCGTGTTCACGAGCTCGTAGACCTGGCCCTTCGTGCCCGCGGAGACGAACGCCGTGCAGACGTTGCCGTTGAGGATGGTCGCGCCGATCACGAGCGCGGCGTCGCCGCCCTTCACGACCCAGCTGCTCGTGCTGATCGTCTCGCCGGCGGCGAGGTAGCTGGTCCAGTCCTCCGAGTAGTCGAGGACCGCGCCGGGATCCTTCAGGGCGACGCTCATCGGCTCGGCTTCTTCACGCGCGCGTCGGCAGGATCGGCAACGCCGGCGCGCGCGGCCGGATCCGCCACGCTGGTCCGGACGATCGGATCCGCGACGCCGGCGCGGACGAGCGCGACCACCGCGGCCACCCGGCTCGGGTAGCCGATGCGCACGGGCACGAAGAAGAGTTGGAAGGGCACGAGCAGGGTGCGGCCCGCCAGCGCGGGCACCAGCTGCCAGCTGGGCAGGATCGCATCCGGCAACCTGGTGAAGGGCACGAAGCCGGCGAGCGGCACGTTCCAGCCAGCGCACTCGGGCTCGTACTGTGGCGGCCAGGCGGGGCGCCATTGCTCGAGCAGCCAGATGGGCGCGAAGGCGACGGTCGCCGGCGGCTGGTCGCCGCGGGGCAGGGCGAACGGCGCTGCATCGTTCTCTGACTGCGCGAGCCAGGTCGGCCGCCACTGCTCACTGAGCCATGCCGGGGCGACCAACGCGGCCGATGGCGGCTGGTCGCCGCGCGGCAGCGTGAAGGGCGCCGCGTCGTTCTCCGACTGCGCGGGCCACACGGGCCGGAATTGCTCGAGAAGCCATGGCGGCGCGGCGGCGCCGACCGGGGGCGGAGCCGTGACGACGACCGGCACGTTCCACCCGGCGTTGTCGGGCTCCGACTGCGCCCACCAAGTGGGACGCCACTGCTCGCTCGAGCCGGCCGGCACGCCGCCGGCGGCCGCCGGGGGCTGGTCGCCGCGCGGCAGCGTGAACGGCGCCGCGTCGTTCTCCGACTGCGCGGGCCAGCTGGCGCGCCATTGCTCGCTGAGCCATGCCGGCGCGACCAGCACGATCGCCGGCGGCTGGTCGCCGCGCGGCAGCGTGAACGGCGCCGCGTCGTTCTCCGGCTGGGCGCCCCACGTCGGGAGCCACCACTGGTAGGCCCAGCCCTGTGGCGCGCGGGCCCCGATCGCCGGCGGCTGATCGCCCCGCGGCAGCGTGTACGGCGCCGCATCGTTCTCCGATTGCGCCGGCCATGCGGGCCGCCACTGCTCCCCGACGCCGAAGGGCACAGCGGGGGCGCATCCCGGTGGCCCGCTGACGACGGCCGGCACGTTCCAGCCAGCGCACTCGGGCTCGGACTGTGGTGGCCAGAGGGGGCGCGACTGCTCGAGCACCCAGATCGGGGCGAAGGCGAGCGTGGCCGGCGGCTGGTCGCCGCGCGGCAGCGTGAAGGGCGCCGCGTCGTTCTCTGATTGCGCCGGCCAGGCGGGCCGCCACTGCTCCCCGAGGCCGAAGGGCACCTTGACGCCGATCGCCGGCGGCTGATCGCCCCGCGGCAGCGTGTACGGCGCCGCGTCGTTCTCCGATTGCGCCGCCCACGCGGGCCGCCATTGCTCGCCGAGACCAAAGGGCACCTTGGCGCCGATCGGCGGCGGCTGATCGCCCCGCGGCAGCGTGAGCGTGATGATCTGCGCCGGCCGCCAGGTCGCGGGCAGGCGCGGCTCGCCGGCGGGCGGCCAGGTCAGCAGCGCCGTCCACTCGGGCACGGCGAGCGGCGGGTTGACCGGCGGCTGGCTGACTGGCGAGGGGAACTGCGGGACGATGCTCCGGAGCCGCTGGGCGGGCATCGGCACCGCGGCGGCCACGTACCACAGGCCCACGGTGGCCGCCGCGGCCAGCGCGTTCGGATTCAGGCGCGGCGGCTGGCTCTCGCCTGTCGAGCCGGCCGGGTTGCGGCGCGGCGTCGGCTGCCGGGGCCAAGGATCGGCGTAGAAGTAGCCGAGGCTGCCCGCCATCTAGGATCCTGCCCGCCGCCAGCTGCTCACCGCGTCCCTCCCCGATGTGGGAACGGGCGGGGCGTTGCGCCGCCCCGCCCGTTCGCTGCCGTCCTCGAGCGCTGCGGCGAGCTCAGACCTCGGCGTACTCGATGCCGAAGGTCCAGTTCGTCAGCGTGCCGGGCGTCGCGGTGAACTGCGTCCCGAAGCCCGAGCTCGAGCCGGCGCTCATGATCACCAGATCGACCGGCGTCGGGACCCAGAGCCACCCGTTCAGCACGTTGAAGTTGTCCGGGTAGAGGTCGGTCTCGGTCCCGCCGCCATTCGCCGAGGAGTTGATGCCGCAGGTGCCCGCCGCGCCGGCCGTGCCGCCCGTGATCTTCGACGCCTGGTCGATCGGCGAGGTCGCCGCCGGCGTCGCCGACACCAGGGTCGGGAACGCCGTCACCTTGGTGAACGTCTTCACGCCCTGCTGGGCGCTGGTGGCGTTCGCGTTCTGCGAGGCCCAGGCCCGCAGGATCTGCAGCGAGCAGGTGGTGCCCGGGTTGATGAACACCATCTGGGGCGCCGCCACGACGGTCTGCGCCTTGCCGGTGACGGTGTAGACGCCGCGAGCCATAGGACCCTCTCCTCTCCCGCCTAGCGGGCCAGAAACTCCGGTGCGAGTATCGCCGTCCAGCGCGCCCCACAATCGAGGCACCACCGATCCTGCTTCCGCGGGATCATCTCGTGGTATTGCTTGGCGCCGAACTCGGCGCCCAGGTCGTCGATCGTGCGCGGCGGCCCAGCGCGGACATGGCCGCTGCCGCAGTCCGGACAGACCTTGAACCAGTCGAGCGGGAAGAACGACCCGGGCGCCTTCGCCGGGTCCAGGGGCCGACCATGGACGAGGATCTGCAGCGGCACCGTCAGCCCAGCTTGATGGTGCAGTCGATCGCGAAGGCCGCGGTCGGCTCGGGCGGCAGCGGCAGGTTGCCGGCCGCGCCGCGGATCGCCTGCACCTGCGCCTGCCACGTGTCGTGGAGGGGGTCGAGGAGCTCGGCCACGATATAGTGGGCGACCATCCGCTTCACCTTGTGCTCCTGCGTCTCCGGCGGCTCGAGCGTCGCGAGCATGGCGTTCAGCGCCTCGCGGCACTCCGTGACCGTCCCCTTCTTCGTCAGCTTGAGCTCCATGGCGTCCCCCGGAATGGCGACGGGGCCCGGCCCTCCGCAGAGAGCCGGGCCCCGTAAGGCCCGCGACATCGGTGTCAGCCGCGAAGATAGAAGCCTAGGTGCCCTTGCGCAATGGGGTTTCCGATGGCAGTCGCTGGTACTCGAGCAGCGTGGCATCGCAGAGCTGGGCCGGCGGCACGGCGAGCACCAAGGCCATGAGGCTGCGGGGCAGGAGCGCGCGCGCCGCACCCCACAGTTCCTCGAGCGTCAGCGTGCGGCTCACCAGCGGCGCATGATCGTCCGGCGCCAGGAGCGGGCTCCGCACCGAGATCTGCAGCGCCCGAGCGCCATCTGGGCGCGTCACCAGGAGGCACCGCAGGACCTGGCCGTCCAGGGCCTCGGCGGTGAAGCAGCGCTGACTCGCGCCCTCCGGCAGCTCGGGGGCGTCCTCGGTCAGCGGGGTGGGTCGCCACTCCATGGGGGCCATCCTCAGCTCGCGATGAAGGATTGCTGCAGTGCGGAGTGCGGCAGGTCGCGCGGCACCGGCGCCGCCGCGGCGCCGGCCTGCTTGTAGATGATCCCGTAGGCGCCCCAGGTCAGCGCGGCACCATAGGCCGACTCCTGGCAGATCAGCGTGATCGCGTTCGTGTCCGTCACCCGCATGCAGGCCGCCATCGCGTCGAGCGTGAAGACGTCGCCCGCGCCGCTGGGGGACCCGCCCTCATTCTGCCCGCCCCAGGTGGGCTCGTTCCACAGCGGCTTGTGGCCGTTCCCGTCCGTGACGGAGTCGAGCATCGTGTCCCAGTCCTGGTCACCGACGAAGATGGCGAGCCCCGCTGCGGCGGTGGGCGTCACCGTCACGGTCGTCAGGTTCGCCGGCCCGGACGCCTGGTTGCCCGTCGTGGCCGCATCGGTCATCACCGGGCTCGATTGATCGACGCCGATCAGGTCATAGAAGATCGCGTCCTGCGCCGCGTTCGACGGCGCGCCCGTCAGGGTGAACGTGATCGTCAACGCGTAGTCGGTCACCGCCGCCTTCGCGTAAAAGCCTTGCCCCTGCCCGTTCGAGACCGGCGAGTGGGGTGGCTGCGTCCACGTGTTCGACTTGCTGTCGCTCAGGGACGAGATGTCGCCCGTCGTGCTCGTCTGCCCGGACACGTAGCTGATGTGCAGCGTGTCGCCGGAGCACGGGAACTGCAGTGTGAAGGAGCTGCTCGTCGTCTGCGGGCTGGAATGCTGCAGGTGGACGACGCGCGGCGTGATGCTCGGCGCCGTGCCGCTGCTGCCGCTCTTGAGCGCGACCGCGCAGGACACGTAGTCGTTCGACGCGGCGGTGATCGTCGGATTGATCGCGCCTGCCGATCCCTGGTTGCCGGCCTGGCACGCGGATCCGTCGGCGCGGTCCGCGGCCTCGAGGTGCAGGCCGCTCGTGCCTGCGCTGAACGCGCCCATGCTGTTGGTGTTGCCGCTCACGACGGCGGCCTGGTAGATCAGGTCCCCGCTGTTGCTCGTCGTGAAGCTGCCGGCCGCCCAGGACGTGGTCGGCGCGCCGCTGGTGTGGGCTGCGTGGCCCGTCTCGTACACGCTCGAGGCGGCGACGTTGTAGTACTCGGCCACGCCGCCCGCGAAGTTCGTGGTGCCGACCGTGAAGGTGAACGTCACGTAGGTCGCGCCGGCCGTTGCCGCCTCGCAGACGAACATCCACATGCCCTGGCCGCCGCTCACCCCGGCGTCGGACTGGCGCAACGTGTAGCTGTTCGACTTATCGTCGGTGCAGCTCACCGATTGGCTGGCCGCCTGGCCGGCCGTCACCCAGGCGATGATCGTGTTGCCGGCGAGCGTCTCGTTGGGCAGCGGGATCTTGAACGTCGTCGGCGTCCCGCCGCCCGTGGTTCCCGTGTTGGGCGTCTGCACGTGCTGGACCAAGGTCGGCACCGAGTCACCCCTTCCGTGTCACGCGGCGCCGCGCAGGAGCACGCGCCAGTAGATCCGGACCGCGCAGGCCGGGCAGACGGCCGAGTTGTCGCCCGCCCGGAGCGGGACCGTCGCCTCGCCAAGCTCGAGGACGAATAGCCCGGGGCCGTCGGTCACCGTCGCGACTTCCGTCCGGCACCGCGGACACAGGATCGGCACGGTCTCGAGCCGCGGCGCCGTCACGCGCTGGCATCCAGGAACTCGTCGTAGGCCACGATGTCCGCGGCGTCCTGGGCGGCGAGCTCCGCGGCGGCCTCCGCGTCGGCATCGCGCGCCACCTGGCAGCGGGGGCAGAGTGGCGGCCGAAAGAAGCCGTCGGCCTCCAGCTCCTGCGTGACCGGCGCATCGCAGCCGAGGCACGGCGCCTCGCGCGTCATCGGGCGCCGCCGAGGAAGCGCTGGAGCTCTGGCATGTCACCGATCCGGACGGGCGCGCTGCCTCTCTCGTTCGTGCGAGCGAACGCTCCACCCTCCGCTTTCCCCTGCAGAGAGGGTGGAGTGTTCTCGTACCGAGAACCTGAAAAGCGAGACCCTCCAACCTCAGCTCCATCCTCACCTCCAGCCTCATCCTTATAGGGGTGCAGGGGAGCCGAATGACGGTTGCCAGCTGCCAGCAACCGCCGTTGCCGGCCGATGGGAATGGCCATTACCAGCTGCCGGCCGTGCTGTTGCCGGATCTTGAGCCCCCGGACGTGGTCCTCGAGGACCGCCGCGAGGAGCGTGACCTCCTTCGGCGTGGGCCGCGCCGAGGGCACGCAAGCCGCCGGCAGGAGGGCCCGCA